GCCAAGCCTCAACGCTGGCCGCCGAAGCGCTGAAGCGGATTGGGCAGCTGTATGGGATTGAGCGCGAGCTATGGGGCAAACCGCCCGATGTGCGGTGCGCGGGACGACGAAGCCGGGCAACACCGCTACTGGCGGACTTCCACCTCTGGCTATCGGCGACACTCGCCCAGCTCTCGCAGAAATCCGGGCTGGCGCAGGCGATCCGCTATGCCTTGGCGCGCTGGGCGGCACTCGCGCGCTATTGCGACGATGGCGCCATCGAAATCGACAACAATGCCGCTGAACGCGCCTTGCGCACGGTCGCGCTGGGCCGCAAGAATTACCTGTTCGCAGGTGCGGACAGCGGTGGCGAACGCGCCGCAGCCATTTACAGCCTGATCGGCACCGCCAAACTCAACGATCTCGACCCCCAGGCCTATCTGAGCCATGTGCTGGGTCGGATTGCCGAGCACCCCGTCAATCAAATCGACCAGTTACTGCCGTGGCACGTCGTTAAAACGCTGGCGCCGACATGGCGCCAGGCCGCCTGATCTGCTGCCGTTACAACTGTCACACCGGAGGTATCCCATGCATTTGCCGAACATCGAATCGCTCATCGAATTCGGAGAGATCACTGTTGGTGTGATCCGACCGATGGGCTGTGTAGCGATTGCCAGTGATGGTCATGATGCGCTGGCGATGCTCAGACGGCGTAACGGCGAGACTTTGCAGCAATTGCTGATCCGCCTGGATCAGGCAATTGCCAAGGCGGAGGATAGTGGGGAATATACGGATGAGATCAACGCGTAGTCTGTTGTTCTTCGAAACCGATCCGGTCGAGTCAAGACGGTACTGACCGGACGCTTACGGATCATCCAACAAGCCCGCGATTTATGGAGCGCTTACGGCTGATCAGGATGAAATTCACCATGCGGTGACTATGGTGTAGAATGCCGCTGGGTTTCAGATATTAATAAGTAGGCAGTAAAAATTATGTGGGTAGCTTTACGGGTAACAAAAAACCGCACCAGTCTAAGATCAAGCACTGGTGCGGTTTGTTTGTAATAATTTGGTGCCCAGAAGAGGACTCGACCGCTAATGCCGGCGCGGAATTCCGGGCATAACGCGTGATTATTGCGTAACGATCTCAAGCCGCTCTTTTTTCTTGATGCTTCTCAGCCCACGCAATCACCTCCGAAGCTTTCCATCTTGGATGTCCCTTCGTCCCTCGTTGTGTCGGCAACCGGATTGCTTGCGGGAACCCAGTAACAGTGACAACCCGCTCGATCACAACGCGCTCTGACAGCTTTATGTAAGCGGCAATTTCCTTTGCGCCCCATAGGTCAACGCTTAACGGGATGGGAGTTGGCATGTGCTGCGCGATTGCCGTGGCAAGTTGATCTATCATGTCATTGTTCATCGCTTACCCTTCTGCGCTGTGACCATCGCCGAATGTGGCGATACGCAATTTAGACATACCGGAAGTTCCAGGTTTGCGGACCTCCCGTTTTTGTGTCTTGCATTGAAAGCGATCGTATCACCGCTTAACTCTTGCGGCGTTTTCCATAGTCCGCAGCGCCCACACTCGACTTGTTTGATGCCAGCCTTGCGTTGTACCTCCGCCCATTCATGCCAAGCCAAATATCCTTCGGGCGGCAGGTCGCCTGGCCTGTACTCTTTTTGGATTAAAATGTGCATAATCCATCCTTCGCTATATGTTTGTTTGGTGTCAGGAGTATTGCGTACACGGACACAGGCGCATCCCCGAAGTGCGGGTGTGTAATCACCGTTTCCCTGACTCCGCGCCATGGCAACACCAAACGCCTGTCACTGTCAGTCCGCTTCGGGTATCCACGAGTGAGTATCAGGTTTTTGTAGTTTCGCCCTTCCAATCGCCTGATCCAATAAAGCGTGACTAGCCGGTATTCCTCGGTTTTCGTTCCGGCCTTGATCTGGTCGAAATATTCACCCTTGATGGGTAGCGTTAAATCCATGTTTTCTCCAATTGTTCCCAGCCATTTGGTCGGCTACTCGTTATGCGTCTTTACGCCATCCAATTTGCAACGGTTCAGGCAAAACCCACAAGTGCCTCATATTCGAAACATTTACCACATCGCGGTCGCGCGGATACACCTCAATCGCATACTGATCGCCCATGCCTATCTGGCGCTTAATGTCCTGCATTTCATCCCACGTCAGACCATCATCCCATCGGCCATCAGGCCGCGCCGTCGTGCGGTTCACTGAAATTCGCTGCACGCCGCCGCCTTCGTCGAACACCTGGACCAGATAATCACGGCTCAACAGCACCGCTGTTCTCGAACCGTTTAATGGGGCTGGCCGCTGCTCAATCGGTACTGGTGTCAGCATCGTTGGTCGCTTGGCGTTATCGCGCTCAAGCTGTCGGCGCATTTCTCTGGTTACTGCTCGCATTTATTTCCTCCCCGTTGGGCGTCGGCAGCCCATTTGCTTTCGCCTTTGCCCAGATTGCGCACCATGCACATGGCTTGCCAGCCTTCTTGCCGTTGTCGCTGTCCCACACACCGGGTATTTCATGGCTGTGGCCAGGCGCGTTGCCATCATCGCAATCACGCTCACCGAGTTCGTCAAGCAGCCCAGCCAGCAGCGCTTTTAATTCCATGCACTCATCACAATCATGTCCGATACAGCCAATCTTTTTCACTCTATTCTTCAGGGTTAAATCCGCCCAGCTTGGCTGGGTCAAGCGGGACGGTCGCTATCGCTCCAGCCCATTTAATTTGCATTGGGCGTCAAGTTGCACTTTGGACATGGAACGCCTCTCTTGGCTGCGGTTACGCTGGCGGCAGTTTCCCATTCGCTTTCATGTCCGCACCTGTTGCAGCGATACATCACAAGCTGCTCACCCTCGCACTCGCTCGCCGCATCACAAACATGCATGAGCCATTCGCGCCGCTTACGTGGTTTTTCGAACATTTCAAGTGTCCGTGCCATATTCACCTTTCACGGCTAACCCGGTCAGCTTTGTATTAAGCCGCTTGCGCATGAGGCTCTGAGTTCGCCGCCTGCTCAGGACGACTTGCCCGGATCTGCTGGCTGATCCACTCCTGCACCTCTGACTCTACCCACCCCGACGCTCGGCCAAGCTTGATCTGCTTCGGAAAATCTCCGTTTTTCATCTTTCCATAAATCGCCGTTGTTCCCAGGCCCACCATTTCTTTCACCTGAGGGAGTCTGATAAATTTTTCGTTCATTTTGAATGTCTCCTCATTAACTTCCGGGCGGCCCGCTTGGCGGGCGCCCGATTTACATGACACAGGTCACATGACCCATTACACCTTTGCGAGACGGCCGCCGACGCCCGCGCCAGCGCCCGACGCGGCGCCGCCGACGCCGAGAGAGAACAGGCCGGCGCCCGCGCCGTTGGTCCAATAGCCGCCGTGGTAGGCGACAGCATTGCTATAGGCCCAGAAGTAGTTGCCAAAGGTCGAATCGTCGCGGTCTTCACGGGTCTTCTTCCCCACGAACACGGCGCCCAGATCGAAGCCATTGCCATTCCGCCTGGCGCGCCGATGGAACCAGCCGCTCTCGGGCGCCTTGACGCCGGTGGAGATATAGGACTTATTGCCCTCGGCGTCCCAGATTCGGTAACGGCGCTCTTCGTCGGTCTGCAAGCCATCGACCATCTGCCACACGTTGCCCCACAGGCCGACGATGCCGCGCCAGGTGGCTTGGGCGACGACTTCGTCGTCAACCTGACGGACGCCGTTTCCATTGACGTAGCCATCGCCAAGAATTGACTTGGCGTCTGGAGTGCCCAGTTCGATCAAGGCAAGCATCTGGATGGCACCGAGTTGGTAGATGCTCCACAGAAGAAAGCCGTCGAAGTCGCCGCCGTTCCGCGCCTCGGCCGCCTTTTGCATGGCGGTGAAGTCAATGCGGGTGAGCGGCATCAGTCCGGGCTGCGAGCCCAGCTTGTCGCCGTCTGGTGTGCCCTGGTACTTGCCAGCGTAGAAGCTGGCCAACTCAAGACCCTTGTGCATGAAAGCGGGGTAAAGTCCAAATCCTTCCGCCGGTTCATCGCTGATCCAGACGGCTTTCTTGCCGACGTGCTCGCCGGCATCGATGACGCCGGAGCGGTAGTAGAAGGCAGGCACGCGAACCATGTGCTGACCGTCGATGATTTCGTCCTGGATGCCGGCGTAGGTCGGATGGCTGTCGAAGTCGCCTGGCTCCGCCGTGATGCTGTTGCCGGCCTCGTCAATGCGCTGCCACTGACCGTTTTTCTTGCCGAAGATGATGCCGATTATCTTGTTCATTTGATTTCCCCTTTAAAAGTACGTTTGAAGTTTGATGCAAGTCCTGGCCATCCATTTAGCGAACTCGCGTTCGCTCCGCGGGTTAGCCAGGCGTTTCCATATCAGCCGAGCGCCTACGGCAATCTGCTGCGCTTCAGTTAAGTAGGCGTAAATCATTTTTCAGGCGCCCTTCGAGTAGTTCAATATCAATGCCGGGCTGTTCGAATATCTGCATCGTTTTCAGCAAAACCATCTCGCGCAGCTCTTTGCTCATTTCGTTCCAGTGGACGCAATGCAGGGCATTGAGCGCCTGGTAATCTTTTTTGTCCGGTATGCATCCGGTCATCTTGATGACTTTGTCCACTGCGCAGATGTCGTAATAGTCTTTTCGGAACATGGCTTTTAGCGCGGTTATGGCCGCCTGTTTGTGGAATTCATCCATGATGATTTTTTGCCTTGTGCATTTCTGAATATTCCTTGACCGACTCGCGCATGTCGTCGCCGAGCATGTCGCAAAATCCAAGCTCTTTCAGCGAGAAAAACAGATCGGCGCATTCTTCGCACATATGCCAGGGCGCGATTGATATTTCACCGCCTTCGCCGTAGATTTTTTCCTCTATTTCGGTTTTCGGATTTCTCCACCGATTGAACTTCAGTACGGTATCGCCCAGGTCAATCAGCTCGTTGCAGCTGCAGCACCTCTTGCGCATTTTGGTTTGGAGTGTGGTGTAGTCGTCTGGCGTGTTGTACCACCAGGCAATGTCATCGCCATCGTAATCGCCGCAGGAGCAAGATAGGCTCATTGCGCAATCCTTCTGGCCAACCGACGCCCGATCACATCCTGCTCAATCGCGCAACTGGCGAATGGAATGTCATCTGGGAAGTCATCGAAATCGCCCTTGGGTTCCGATCCGCCCCCGGTTTGTTGTGCCGGCTGCCGTGATGGCTGGCGGGCGTATTCACTCCCACCGCTCGAGCTATCGCTGCCACTACGCCCACCCAGCATTTGCATCTGATCGGCAATGATCTCCGTGGTGTATTTGTCATTCCCATCCTTGTCCTGCCACTTCCGAGTGGTCAGCTTTCCCTCGACGTAGACTGACGAACCTTTCTTCAGGTACTCTCCTGCGATCTCAGCCAGCTTTCGGTAGAAAGTCACCCGATGCCACTCGGTTTTTTCTTGCTTTTCCCCGCTCTTGTCCTTCCACGTTTCTGATGTGGCGATGGTGATGTTGGTTACCGCGTCGCCGTTTGGCATGTAGCGGGTCTCGGGGTCTTTTCCGAGGTTGCCGATGAGAATTACTTTATTGACTGATGCCATGCTCTTCCTTCTATCTTCGGTTGCCGTCAGTGCGCGCGCTGCTTGCGCACCACCTTGGCGACCAGGTTGCGGGCGGCCTCGTCTATCGGAAGCCTCCCCTTATCCGTCATCCCGTTGCGCCAGCCGTGCCAGTACGACTTGCTCTTGTCGCTGCCGGGCTCAGGGTCTCCAGCCAGGCCGGCCATGTACCCAGCGACGCATTCGCCATCATTTAGGACGGCCAGATCGGCAACGGATGACAGCGGCTGGTATTCGCTCATGTCGTCAGTCGTCCTCGTCGTCGCGCTGGAGGCACTTGATCGTCACGCCGTCGGGCGCCTCGATGACCAGGGAGGGCTGGAAGCCGTTGCGGTAGTCCTGGGCCTCGATACGCATGGGCCAGCGTGGGAAATCACGGTCTTCGTAGCTCGGGTCGTAGTTGGCGACGCCGATCATCCAGCTCCCGCTATTGCCAGGGCAGTGCTGGCCGGTGACGATCACGCCGAGTTGCGGCTGGCCGTCGATGGCAGGGCCGAGCACCAGGTATTCAATCGGCTTGCCGCTGGCGCAGTTGTCGTAGTCGTCCTTGAAGTGCTGGACTTCGCCGAAGGTGTCGTCGCTGTAGCCCTCGAAGCGCAGGGTAGGCATGGTGGTTACTCCTTGGAATGGGGTTGATGTTGTAGCGCGGTGCGCACGCCGTTCTTCAGTTCGGCAATCAGGCAGCGCACGCCGCGCTTCTGTTTGGCCGTGCCGCGCTCGATCCACAGGCCGGTGGCGGGCCAAAAATCGACCGTGCGCCCGCTCTCCGTCACGATGAGGTGCGCGCCTTCGTTCTTCGTCTCGAAGGCGATACCGGCAGCGGTGAGCATCTTGGCCGACGATTCGCGGTTGCCCGCCCGCTTTTTCTGGTTTTCCTCCTTCATGGAAGGCCGCACGTCACGCCAGTAGTCGCCCATGTCACCCATTCGGCCCCTCCGTTCTAGTTGCGTCCCTCTCTCTACATGCGCGAATGGCCCGATCATCAATTTTTTGGTACAAGGTTTCGTGGATGTATTCATCGAACATCCTTTGCTGCGCTTCATCCAATTGCACTTCATAGGCCCCATCCTTTTCATGGATGATCCTGACGCCGTGCTCTCGCTCAAACCCAATAACAATGACTAGAGATTTTTTTGAAATGAGAAGGCACTGTTGGAATGCTGGGTCTGCATAGGCGGCAGGGAAACCCAGCCTTTCAATAGGAGATAAATTGATGACCTTGCTCATGCATGCGGCTCCTTGGTTGTTTCCAGCAGCACCAGAGAAATCGACGGACGGCTATTGTCAATGACGATCTGCTTTGCCTGTTCGTACATCGGGCCATCTTCGGCGTCTGGGCTGGTGGCCGCAGGCGCTTCGCCTCGAATCTTCCTGTCACCCATCGCATCGTTGATGGCATCGAACGCTTCGCGCACCGCGCCTGCATTGAGGATAATTTCAGCGTCGTGGCGCTCTTCCTCAAGCATGTCCGCCTGGGCGGGGTCGCGTTCCTCGTTGATCCCGAGGTGATCAATCCGCTTTAAGGTCAGGTTATGGGTGAGCACAAATGACAGCTTTTCGGCATGGGTTATTGCCAGTTCGACACAGGTTCGGCTGTTCTCAATAAGGTTGCGCACCTCGTCTGCCACCATGCTTTGGTTGGTGAGCCGCACTTTGCCGCCCTCCGTGTTTGTGAGAAGCGCGCGGTCGTCGATGGTGAATCCGTCCGGCGCTTCCCCGGTCTGAACCCAGTTGGTAAAGTGGGCTATGGGCGCATCGTTGGTGAACCAGCGTAGCAGCTCCGGCAGTTCGTCGAAATGGCGCAGAAGGGTGCCGGTCAGGTTGTCTACCTTGGATTCGCTGGCCGTATCTATCACCAGCAGGCCGGCGTCGAAGTCCAGCCAGGCGCGAACCACCGTGGTGCGCACGAAAGCTTTGGCGCGCAGTTCCTCGGTAACCCGCTCCTTGAGTTCCTTCATCTGCTTGCGGCCAATTCGGTGGCCTTGCTGCTCTTCTATTTCATCGGCTTGGCGTCGGGTCTCGTCGGTTACGACGCAGGCCGGCAGAATCTTGTCGTCTTCGCGCATGGCGATTGATGCCACGTTGCCGGCGAAGCGGACAAGACCCTCCTGCCCCTTGACGGGCGTGATGAACCCCCGGCTGTTGGCATCGAAAGCGCCGCAGGGCTGGAATGGGCGCCGCGCAACGGCGGCCTCAAGAGCGTCCGGCGTGATGCCGGTGAAGATGTAGATGATTGCGTTGCGAGCGAGCATGATTTATATCCTATTCACATTAATTTATGTGTTTACGCTACGAAACTTTCACATATGGATGGAGTTCTGCGTGCGGCTTGATCTCTTTGCCGAAGTGAGCCCCAATTGATTCAGCGCTGCTGAAAGCATCGAATGCTGCAGAATCAAAATTCGCATAGTGGTAAACGCTTCCAGCGCCGGACTTTGATGCAAACTGGATGGACAGCGTGTTGGTTTTGCTGTCATGGCCGATAGCAGCAATCTGAGAAGATTTGACCGGTGTCATCGGAATATTCTGGTGTTGGATTTCATTGTTCATGGCGGAGATTCCCTTCTTTTTTGGAGTTATGCTGCTTTGCGCAGATCGCGCGAAGCCTGGAACTTCACGAATGCGACCAGGTATGGATGGACCGATTGTTTCTTTTTGTCATCCACGTCCAGCGAGTCGAGGAATTCGCGGATTTCGTCCTGGTGGGCGTGAAGGTCAGCCGGCTTTGGCGCGATGATTTCGGCTATTGCTTCTGGCATAGCCGCATGAGCGACATCGGATACAGTGACAAGGGAAGGGTCAACATTTTGCGCAATCGATTCCGTCTCATCGATCTGCCGCTTTGCTTCAACATTAGCTCGCTGGCGATCAGCTTCTTCGGTGGCGGCCTTGGCTTTAGCCTCCTCTTCGATCTTAGCGCGGGCTTTGACTTCTTCTTCCTGCTGGATGCGCAGGCGCTCGGACTCCAGCTTCGTGGCTTCGGCCTGCTTGTGCTCGTTGATACGGGTCGCGACCAGCAGCCTGAAGTCGTCTTCGGCCTTGGTGATGATCGTCTGCAGGTCATGAAAAAGGAAATTATGGCTGAGTGCGTTTTCCCTGAACCATGCAAACTTACCGCGAATATCCTTGGCGACGGAGTCGGCCTCAATGATCGCATTGGCCAGCGCCGTGTCCACGGCATCCTGCATACTGGCGTAGTTGCGCTTCGCTTTGAGTGATTCGGCAAAGTTCGGCGCTTTGAGGTTCAGCGTGATCGGCTTTATTTCGGCCAGCAGCGCATCAACATGGGCGGCAAGAGCCACCTTCGCCTCATTCACCATGGCGGTTTTCTTCGCCATGTCTTCGCGCTCGACATCCTTTTCTAGTTGCAGGGCGGTGGCGTTCAGGTCTTTTGCCCATGCGTCCATCTTGCGCGCGGCCTCGCCTATGGTTTCGGTCTGTGCGAGCATCGCTTCTTTGGATAATCCGATCGCCTTGGCTGTCTCGCGGAACTTCTTGGCCGCTCCTTTGGCGTTCGAAAAGTCCTGATCCGTGACCAGCGCAATGGCGCGCACTTCGGCTAATCTGGTACTCAGCGCCAGGCCGAATGCTTCCATGTTGTGTTCGGTGATCTCGCCCTTGGCATGAACGAACAGAGCAGGAAGGTCAATGACGACTTCGGCGGTCGGGCGCTCGGCGATCTCGCGGGGAACGTAAGCGGCGCGCTCTTTGTTGAATTGAGCCCAGCCAGCGCGGATTCTTTCAAACCATTCCAGATCAGGGAATACTTCCATGCTGACCATGTTCTCTTCGGTTCCATCCGAAACCGTGAAAATCAGGGTTTCTGCAGAGGTCACAAGTAGGTTCTGATAGCACTGTGGCTCATGTTCTTCGGGTAGAACGCCGTTACGCACAGATTCGGCTAGCTTCTCATTCCATTGCTTGTGTTCCCACACCACATCGCCGGCCATGGTCTTTCCATCGCACGATGCAGAGGGGCGCCCACGCGAACAAACAACCGGGTAAAGTTTTCTGCCGAGTTGCTTTTCTACGATTGGCCGAGCCATCGCTTCTACTTCGTGTCCATGATCCAGAATGTTTTTCTGTACCCAGGCACTAAATACCTTCGACATCCCGCTTGATTTCATATCAAGTAGTTCGGTGCGGCTTGTCTTCTTTGACAGCCCAAGCATTGGTGCCGCTTCGCTGGACCCGTCATGCCCAAGCCGGAAATCGTGCCATTCGTCCGTCCCTTGGATCAGCTCATGCTCGACAAGCGGATTTTCCTCAAGCCATTTATTAAGCGTTTCCATGTTATTGACCCTCGCTTTCCCAGGCGTGCACTTGCATTTCCTGCTCGTCGGTCAGCACCATCGATGTCCTTGCGGTGGCGATGATGGCCTTGGCCTTCTTCTTGCCAGAGCGAACCAAGGGCTCCCATTCTCTTGCCAGCTCAGCAAAATCTTCTTGCGTACACTCAGGAAGCTCCTTTTCTTCTGCTACAGGCTCTGCGTTGTTGCCAAACTGCCCACCCAAATCAACCACAATTCCGTTTTCAATAGTGGCGCCTCGGCCTTCTTCAGATGCGTTACTGATGGCGATGGCGTTGGATATTTCCACTGAGCAGGGCATGTACTTCAAGACTTGGAGAAGCGGCACCTTGCGACAGTACATTTCCCAATCGCGGAAGCTGTAGTGCTTGGTTCCGACCTTGTTGTACTTGTCCCGGTGTTTCTTGATTTTCCCCACCGTCCACAGCTCGATGATGGGCATGGAACTGTCCTTCACCCACCCGATAGCGAATGCATGGGTGATGTCCTCCGGCGCGTCCAGATCGGTTTCGTTATGAACCACCAAGTCACGGCGCGCGCCATCGGTGAAGGTGTATTGCTGGTCCTTAAAGATCACGCCGGTAAACACGGTCCCGCGACCGCTGCGCGACACCAGATCAACCAGTCCCTTCCAGCCCGGAACAAAGGTGCATGTCGTTTTATAGGGAATCAGGTAGCCAGCGCCATTAACTCCCGGCTCCAGTCCGAGCTGGCCGGCTGTCATGATCGAGGCGGCGATGCTCTTTGGGTCGCACTGCTGAAGCTGCGGGCTGGTGCTGAATGCCGTCAGAGCTAGTCGAGTCATGCGGTCTGCGGTTAGATGCTTTGGCAGCGCAAGCCCGAGCTGGGGTTTCAGTTTTTCCATGAAGTTGCTGAATGTGGTAACTGGACTTTGTGTTTTAACTTCTGTGTTCATGATTTTTCCTTTGTTTTGAATATCGTTTAAATCAGATCAATCCAATTTCCTGCGCCAGCTGCCGGGCTTGGCCGGTTCGTGCGCACGCCTCCATCAACATCCCGCCCTCGGCCAAAATAAATGCTTCGTCCAGCAGCCTGGCGGCCTGCTCAACCTTCAACCGCCGTGCTGTTTGCTCCCGCACCGGCTGGGCGATAAGGCGGTGGAGTAGGGCGTGCTCGACGGCGCTCATTTCCGGGCCATCCCGTATCCGGTCACCGTATGGCGCTCTCGGCACTGCCAGCTTCCGGCGTTTGACTCCACAATCACCCGCTCACCCTCTTTCGCCATGCAGTCCGCGTAGAAGGCGCGTTCCGATTCGTTCGCTGCCTCGTCGCGCGCCGGCATCCAGATGGTTTGAATGAAAACAATCACCAGCAGGAAAATAGCAAGTCCTAGAAAAGAGGGCTTTTCCTTGGTGTGGGGCTGGTCTTCCAGGTCAACGTACATGGCTACTCTCCCTTAAGTCCTGATCGACATCAGCGCGCCAATTCCGCCGGCGAATCTGAAGCGCATGATGTTGGATGAGTCATCGATTTGCTCCGGCAGGTATTCAATGCCAGGCAGCGCCATCAGCTTGTTCAGATGGGCCAGGCCGAAAGTGCGCCCATCCGGCAACACAACCGGCTGTGTATCGGATACTCCGCTGCCTTTACAGTCCTCGCAGGTATCTGTTTCGCCAGACGTCGCCTCGACACGACCTTCCCCGTCGCACTCCTTGCACTCGTACCGGTGACCTTCATGTATGAATTCCCCGTCGTCGCAGCAAGGACAGGCATTGCTCTTGAAAATCTTTCCACTGCCGCCACAGCCTGTGCAGGGCTTTTTTTCCTTCGGTTCATCGAATCTCAGCGGGATAAATCCAACTCCAGCGCATTTCTCACGCGAAATAATCAGCTCAACATTATTCGGGCACCTGGCGTCGTTATCGGGGTCGGTTTCTACGGAGCTGTCGTCCGCGACGGATACCAACACCGCACCGTTGGTGGCGTACAGGTGGCCGTCTTTCCTGAAGATGCGACGCAGGTAAACGCGTATGTCATCGACCGCACAAAACGGTTGAAGCAGTTGTTGGGCGCTCACGATTTTCCCTTCGCATTCCTGATTGCCGCGTTGACCTGGCTCATTGCGATTTCTTGGCCGGATTCGACCTGTTTTTGCACATATAGCAGGGCGTCCAGCAGTTCGGTGTGTTGTTGCTCCATGGCTTCGATAGCGGCAAACGTGCGGCAGGGGAAAATATCGGCCGTTGGCCACCAGGTCTTGGCGAACATTTCGGCGTCAACCCTGTGGTCGAATACCGCTTTCACATGCTCACCGACAACCAGCCAGGCATCTGCTTCTATGGCGCGTTCGCTCATGCCGCATTACCCGGCTGAAACCGGTCGAACCGGCTGCGCGATACCACTGTTGCCGAAAGCCCATCCGCAGCGGTCAACGCCACCCCGGTAGCGTTGCGGATGAAGTCGGCCACGATTTGCCGGTCGTTCGATTTCACCTTGGTAGCGTAGCCATTGCCACCGGCAAGCGGTTTGCTGACGATCAAAATCAGGCCTTTCATGTTCAACCCCTCCCGCTTAAAAAGTTGCCGATAATCATGCCGGTGTTGCAGCTCGTCACCCTGCAATCCGCCCCGCTATGGGGTCGAAGGCTTTGCCGCATCGCCCGCATGTCCTCGATGTATTTGTCTGTCGAGCGGAGCGCGTCACGGGCGTCCAGGCGATCCATGTCAGCCCGCATTTCGTCGGCTGCGTCGTAAAGCGAGGCTGCGATTGCTGCTAGGTTGCTCATGGCGATCTCCTGTTTGTCTGTGACACCCTTAAAAGCTGGCGGCGCAACCAGCGGGATTTTTCGAACACCCGAGTCGGCCTGTATGGGTTGGCAGGCTTCCATCAGCGACCTCGCCACCGTTTACTGTCGTTCGTGGTGCGGTGCTGATGTACGAATACTAGCGCGCCTAGTTTATAGATGTCAATAGTAGCGCTAGTTATTTTTTGCTATACTGCAAAAACTCGCAGAAGAGGGCGGGTAGGGGTGGAACGATGGGCAATAAAAAACCCGCAGGAGCGGGTTTTGGAGGAACTACAAAGGGAAGAGAAGCGCGTCCGTTTTTGGAAGACGCCGCCTCAGTCGCTAAAGGATGGCGGCTTCAGGGCGCCGGAAGGAATCCCATTGATGATGCCGTCGATGCGGGCATGGCTCACCTCATTCCGGCGTTCGCCAAGCCCGAAATAATGGCACCATGATTTGGGCCTACCGATGTTTCAAGGGTCTGCTGCGCTTCAGTCTCACTGAACCCGGCCTTCCCCATGTTCTTCAGAATTCTTCCCCTGACGCTTTCTCCGCTATAGGCTGGCGCCGGCCCTCGGCGTTGTTGCCTGGCGAATGAACCCTCTATTAGGGAGCCCGCAAGCCCGGCGATTGAACAAGATGCCGATCCTTTCTCATTCTTCTTTCGCTGCTTGATAAGCTCATCCCAGCATGAATTTTCCATGGACAGCATATTGCTGATGCCACCAGACCGGTATGCTTGGTACATGTCTCCGGCAATTTCTGAAGCCTTTTCTTCGTTCACCAGTCGTTCGGCGAACGCTTGGCAGGATAGCAGCGCGCCAGATGCGAAAGCCAGTACGGCCAAATAATTTTGTTTCATGTAGTCTCTTCCTTTTATTTGCAACGGTATAGATCAAAAATGATCTTACTAAGGAGGGTATTTGCGCCTTGGTCGCCTTTGTAATCCCCGCCATCTCTAACGTAGTGCAGCAAATCGGTTGCTAGTATGTCTGAGTTAAAATCGTTAGGTAAGCATACCGGCCAATCCTTCTCTGCAATTTTATTGACGCTAACAAGAATTGCAGGCGCCGTAATAAAACCAGCAACGAATCCGTCAATAAACGAGTGGCATTGGCCGTAAGCTTTGGCAAGCTTCGGCGGGATATTTTTCTTGTCTAAGACGGCTGAAGCTTGTTGGCAAGATCCGACTAATTGTTGGTTTGTCATCGAATGTGCATTCAATGAAATAAAAAATAAAATCAAGAAGGGGGCATAATATTTCTTAATTAGCCCAGATAAATGCCTTTGCTTCATGCCATTTCTCCCGGTTTTTTAAGCTGCAATCTGATCCAACAAAAATTCCCTGGCCGCCATGCAACTAATGAACATGTGGTGGGTTCCGCCGCGGTCCGGGTGGTGCTTCATTGCGGATCGCGCAAAGGCTTTCTTTATGGCTTCCACGGTGGCCGGCCATTGTGTGATTTCCAGCAACTTCAGCGCCCAGCCCACCCCATCGGGTGGCAGCTCCAGCACGTCGTCGGAGAAAACGCCTCCCTTGACGAAAAAGCGCCGGCACTTCCTCTTGGCCCGGCGCTCGGTGTAGAAATGCATTCTGCGGTCACGGTGGTAGAAGCACAGCTCTTGTTCCATGCTCTCCCTGTCCAGCATGTTGGCGTAGACCACCATGGCCCGCCACCCGCTACGCAGGTAGCTGGTGCCGCAAAACGGGTAGCGGTCCACGAAAATGGTCTGGTCGGTGATTTTGATGATGCGGTGCCGCTGCCAGTCTGGTCTGCGTCTTTCTCCCTCGTTGTGGTTGGCGTAGACAAACTCGATTTTGCCGGCAGTGGACGAAGTGGACGGCGTGGAGAATTTGCGCTCCGCCTCTTTTCGGCGGATGTAGTGATGGATGTAGTCGCCGTAGGCCGAGATCGGAAGAGCACACGTCAGAAC